TTGTCCATGACCCAGTGTTCGATCTTTTGATCGGGGAAGTTCTTTTCGTAATTTTCCATGTTTTTCCTTTACCAGCCTGCTACGGCGTCTAGTGGTTCCCAATCGTCTTCTTCAAAATCAGCAACGTAAGACACCTTTGCCAGTTGCTCGATATACGACAACGAGTCTACCAAGTCATCGTGTACCAACTTATTGGGGAACTGGAACAACTGGTCCAAGAACTCATTATTCCATTCTCCCTTGTTTAACGTTATATAGCCATTCTCAAAACGACCCTGCAGTGCCCAGACAACTCGGTCTGTTTTCTTTTTGTTACCATGGGACAACTCATCGACTCTAAAGAAAGTCTGTGTCCGGCGCATGATGTCAGAAAGATAAGGCATAACAGCTTGACGAGCAATACCCTTCTCGATCCCCACAGCATTTGGCTCGTACTTCTGCACTGCATCAAATATCTTCTTGGCTGTCTTCTTTACGTCCCAGCGACCATAGATAATCTCTTTGACGTACCAACCCTTGTCTCCGGCTTTTACAACAGAAATAGCCGTGTTATCCAGTCTTTTGTTCTTGACACCAATAGCTCCTTCGTCCTCGAAGCCAGCAAGGTCAATCGCAATATAATAGTCTCCATCATCGGGTTCGTCCTCTTCAAACTTAATCCACTGTTCTTTGAACAACTCACCACCGGCTGCTTCAAAGGAAGCCATAAATTCCTGCCGGAAGCTGAATGAGGACATGCTCTTTTTAGCTGCTTCAATTTCATTAGGGTCTAGAAGAGGATTATCAAAAGAAGTGAAATGGAAGGAGCTAAATGTTGGATCATCACCACGTAGTCCATGTTGATATAGCTCATAGAAATGATTCCTCCCCATAGGGGTTCCAATGAACAACGCAGACCCTTTCTGGTCAGCCAGAGCAGGCCGGAGAATCTGTTCCCAGACCTCTGGCTTCATGTCTGCGTATTCGTCCATGACCAAGAACTTCAAAGACACACCGCGCATTGTCTCAGGTCTATCGGCTCCCTTTAAGGATATGGTAGCACCATTGACAAGTTTTACCTGTAAGTTGTTAATATGACTACCTGAGATGACCGGATGACCAACCTCAAGTATTGTCTGCCACATAATGTCTCTAGCCTGTCCTTGTGTCGGAGCGACATAAAAGACATGCCCCTTGTCTGTCTGTAGGGCGTTCACAATGAGCAAATAAGCAGCTAGGCGAGACTTACCAGTACGACGACCAGCAGCTACGACCTTGAACCGATGCTCATCATTCCAGACCTCCTGTTGCCAAGGAAGTAACTTAATCTGTAGATCACTCATCTTTTACCTCTACATCAGTTACTTCATCAATAGTCTCAGGCTCACTTACGCTTGCCCCAAGGCCTGTGATATTGATCTGGATAGCAGACCTACCAGCTTGCTTAATGACATCCTGCTCAAATGAAGACACAGGTACTATTCGGTCGACAATCAATTTCCATGCTGCTGCTTGGTTCTTATGTTCGTTATCTAGGGCCGCATCAAAGATGGCATCTAAGACCTTCCTTGACTTAGGGCTAGACAACATCCTAGCTTTATATTCATTGATAATCGCAGCATCACCTTTGGGGCGACCTACAGCATTTCGTTTAATGTTAGAAGACAACTCACTCTTAGGGGGTCTTCCAACTTTTCTTTTTTCTTCAGACATAAAGTCTCCATAGTTATCTTAGGAACTCCTAAGGCTATACACGAGTTTTCATACTTTGGTTAGTGTTCTTTAAATTATAACCAAAATGTTCATCACTATGGTCTTGTATGGTTCTTCTCGTGTTTATTTCTTTATATACTTATTATTATAGCACAAAAAATCCATTTTGTCAAGTGATTTCTGATCTGTCCCTAATTATTCTTTAGTTATCCACAGGTTATCCACAGTTTACCTTTGGAAAACAATAGTCTACATAACTTACAGTAATATAGGAATTACTTTAGTTTATTGGGTAGTCATAAGGGACTTAAGGGGACTAAAGGGGACTTAAGGAGTCTAATTTCCTACTTTTTTGTATCTGGGCGGGTACCAGTAAAATCACAACTCCCTGGTCCCCTCCCCGGGGGTACATCAGTACATGCTTATATTCATATATGGTTATATACTTATATACTTATGAACACATATGGTTATATGGTTATATTCATTCATGGTTATATACACATGTTGTCCAAAGGATACACTAGGGGCTGGCTGCACAGGGAAAACATGAGGGGCACTGTAGGACCCTCAAGACCCCTCAAGACCCCATAAGACCACACAAGTTATCCACAGGCAACCCAGCATTACGAGTTATCCACAGTTTGCACCATTGTGGTTCATTAGTGCACCAATGTGGGGATTTATGCACCATAACGAAGCATAAGCAAGTGGTTATATAAGTAGAATAGTAGTACTTAGGTCTTCAATACTTAGGTATTCTCAAGTTGGCACGATGTGTGCATGTTGTAAACCACAGGCAGCATGTCGCAGCCTTTGAATCAGGAGATATCCACATGAATGCAAAACAGATCAGGAAAGCACAGACACTGACATCTACTAAGTGGCTGTCTTGGAAGTCCAAAGGGCTGGTAAGTGATGGCATGGCCTTCAGTGCTGACGACTTCGAGGGCAGCGTCATTATCTTTGGGTCGAACCTTGAGAGTAAGGAGTCTTACGAACGCTTGGTGTTCGTGACGATCATCCTAGGTCCAAAGGGCGGCATTCATAAATTCAGCGTCAAAACAATCTAAGGAGCACACATCATGAACGAAGACCAGCACACCACGATCTATTGCACGATCTTTGACCTACTGACCCTGCACGATCAGGGAACCCTAGACCCGTATCTAGACTGCACCCTGCGCCACCTTATGGGGTCTTTCCCTGAGATCGCAGGGCAGGTCCGTGACGACATCTACACTGAAAAGCACGACATCTAAGGAGCACACATCATGAACTTCGGAACACTCATCGGAACTTATGGCAAAGGGGTTGCAGGCAGCGCCACTGTTAACTTCACCACATCAGGTGGCAGGCACTGTGATGACTCATGCCCACTTAAGGGGAACGGCTGCTACGCGATCACCACTGAAGCGATGAAACCAAGCATTACGATCAATCTAGAACGCAAGCAGGAGAACATCAGCGAATACCTGCAGGCATTGGTAGAACCTAAGGCTATCGGTAAACTGCAGCGGGCTCCGTGGGTCCGTTTCGCAGCCTTCGGGTCTATACCTGCTCCCGCTGATCTAACCCTGCAGGACTTCAAGCACCTTCGGACCCTTGGTGCAGCCTTGGACCACACACGTGTGCATTTCCCCACAGAGACAATCGCCAAAGCTGACATGCTGAAGGTCGCAGGGTTTACGCCTAGGGTTTCAGTCGCGACCAAGACAGAGAACCTGCACAAGGTCCTGCAGGCAGGGCATGTGGCATCGTGTGCTGTCAAAGGCGACAAGCTGGCTCGTGGCAAAAACAAGCGGGCACACAGTGCACAGGCGATCACCTTCGTCCGTGACCTGCGGGCACAAGGTATCAACGCGAAGGTGTGCCCTGCGGTCGCAGGCAATGCCAAGTGTGGTGCCTGCACAGCCTGCGCTGACAAGCAGGTCCAAGTTATTGTCTACCCTATGCACTAAGGAGAGCACATCATGAAGGTATTTGTCTATTTCAACCTGCATAAAAAGTGCTTCAGCGTCAAAGCCCTCGAAGGGTCACGGAAGGGTCGCGTTGTAGCCCACCAAGATAACGTCATCCTGCACGGTCCTGTGTTTAAGGTCTCGCAGGCAGGTCGGCAGCGGGTCCTGCAGGAGCAGCGTAAGAACGTCCATGCTGGGGTCGTGGGGCATTGGTGTGACGACATGGACCCTGCCAAAGCCCGTGACCTTGTGGGCATCACACAGGGCGCAGGTAAGCAGGTCACTTACAACCCCTACAGGTTCGACTCGTTCGTGTTCAAAGACACAGAACAGCCGATCACGGACCAGCACAGGGTCGCAGCACTGCACAGTGATGGGCAGCGGGCTACAATGCACGTT